TAATCCAATTGAAAATGCCATTACCAAATCATCATTATAACCTTTCATAGCTTCTGCTCTACCATTCATATAGATAAATGTAAATAACTCATCTATTAAACGAGAAGAACGAACTATAACTGATTTTTCTCTAAAGTAATCAGTTAGTTTAGATATGATTAAAGGTCTAGTCTTGGAAGTGGTTGAAAAACCAGCTACCAATCCTCTATCTTCAGCTCTATATCTATTTGTCATTTGATTTTCAGTATCAATATATTTTAAATCCTTACTCATATAGAATAAGTTTTTATAATCTCTATCAATTACTTGCTGAATTGTTGCCCAACCAATGTTTGCGTTTTCTATTACAAGTAAAGCATCATTATATTCAGTTGAAAGTGCTACTAAGAAATTTCCAAAATCTTTTGTATCAACTTTACCTTTATATTCAGCTACTTGAGTTGCGTTTACAATATCAATTACATGACATGTAGAGTAATCGGCTCCATCACCTCTAGCCACATCGGCTACTACCATATATGATTTAGAATAATCAGGATGTTCCCATTTCCAAAGGTTTCCATCAAATCCACCTTTTTCTATTGGTTCCTGAATATATGTTTCTTTATAGAACATTAGCGTTTCGGGCTCAATTACCGTCTCACCAGAAGATACGAAGTCACAATCACACTCTTGAGCTGCTTTCTTTAATCCTAATAAATCTTCTTGTTGGTCTCTCCATTTTTGGTCTCTTTCAGGGTGTACTGTCCAATGTAATCTGATTGTATTAAATGGATTTCTACTTTCCTCAGCCCCTAACCAAGTTTGGTGAAACCAATTACCCACACCATTTGGAGTAGATAATGCAATACAACTACCACCAGTTGATAACGTTGATTGAGCTGCCACCCAAATCTCATCAATATCATCAATGAATGCGGCCTCATCAAATATAAGAAGTGATAAGGCTTCCGAACGTCCTGCATCAGGAGATGAAGCAATAGCCTTAATTTGAGAACCATTTGTTAAACGAAGGGAAAGCTTGTTATCTTCCATAGACCCGTTTTTAAGCCATGTTGGAAGTAATTCATGCATTACTCTTACCTTTGTTACTAAGTTCTTTGCAACATCTTGCTTTGTTGCAATAACCAATACGTTAAAGTCCGAATTGAATATCATTTTCCAAAGTGCGTATCCAGCCGATAAGGTTGAAATACCAGTTTGACGTGATTTCAATACTATATTAAATCTATTATTTGCGAATTGTGTTAAGGTCTTTTCTTGAAATGGAAATAAATGGAAAGGTATTTTACCTCTAACTGGATGCTGAATCATACAATACTTCTTCATAAAGTGAATAGGGTCTACCGCACACTTTTTGTATTCATCGGCTATTATCTCTTTTAGAGATTTCTTTTGTGTTATACCAGTACTCATACTAATCTTTAAGAGGTCTTACTAAATCGTAATTTTTGTGTTTCAATTGTTCATAAGCTTGATTTCTTAATTTAGTAGCTTCTTCAATTTCTTTTTCAAAATTAACTATATCTACCATTATTTCCGCCTTCAATTCTTCCACATCTCTTTCCATACTCCATTTTTCAAGAGTACCATCTTCATTTACAACTTCATATTCTTGTTTAGCATCTTCATATGCCTGTTTAAATTGAGCTACTACATCTTTACCATGCGAAATCATATTAGATGTAATTTTATATGTTTCATAGTAACCCCATAATCCATCAAGTTTAATCTCCGATTCTTTTTGGGCCAAACAAGTAATACAATATCCTGTTTTGGATATTAATTTTTTATCAACTCTACCTGGTTTAATAGTTTTACATTCTTTACCTTTACAAGTGTTTAAGCTATCTAAATACGCTCTTACTTCAGACATAGTATCACCCAATTCGGATGTTTCTATTCTACCAGCTTCCAATTGCTCCCAAGACCTACCATTATCATCAGTCCATTTTTCACCAACTTCTCTTTTTATTTTTTCTTTATCTGCTCCAGAAAATGATATTTGTGTATTCTTTTCATACTCACCACCAGTTAATACCATATCTACCAACTTTCTACGGGTTGGGTGCATAAACTTTTTATTGAATTCCTTTGCCATATTACTTACGATATATTTGTATATATAAGTATATCAAAATTCAGAAAACGATTAATTATCGAAGAAAATACCTAAAATCTGATTTAGGGGTGCGAATGCACCTGTTAATTTGTAAGTGTTGCCACCATAGACAAATACAATACCTTCGTTTGGTACAATCTTATCAAATCCACCAAGTGCATTAAGTCTTTGTAACTCTAATTTTAATTTTGCAATCTTCTTAGGGTCACCACTTGCTTTTACTTGTTGGATTGTTGTTTCCAAACGTGCTACCATTTGTCTTTTAGCACTATCAGGGTTTGCTGTAAGGACTGATTCCATAAAGGATAATACATCCGCACCAACTCCTAGAAATATCTCCTCAAATCTCATTAAATTTTGCTTTGATATCTTTTGTTGGTCTTGCTTATCAGTTGTATCAGCCCAAGCTCTTATCTTGTCATCGGTTATTGTTGCTATACGGAAACTCTTGTCACCAAAAGCCCATCTCTTAACTAATCCTATCTTTTGTTGATAATCTAATTTCTTAGCTTTCTTTTCTACAAAGTCAGTCCACCAAGCCTGATGATAATCAGCTACACCATCACTATCAGCCAATCCAAATTCAGATTGTAATTTAGAAATCATTCCTAAATACTTTCCTTGTAATTTAGAAAGATGTTCTGATTTTGGAAGTTTATTAATTGGAGGTCCTTGAATTGTGTACTTAGATTGAACATGTGCATTTACTTGCTTAATCATCCCACCCAATATAGATGCCGCTTGTTGGTTCTCACCTACAATAGTACCATCAATATCATAATCAAACGTACCATGAAATACTAATAGGGGTTGATTGTAAGGGATTACGTTTACAGAGGTTGGATATATCACTTCCAAATTCATAAACGAACTACCATCCTTAAAAACCTTCTTACGTTGGGGTTCGGATAGTGCTCCAATTGCTTTAGATAAATCCTGCATAGCAAAGTTGTAAGCATCGGTTAATCCACCTCTACCAGCAAACTTAGCAGCTACTTGTCCTATTGTCATTGCACCTTCACCTTTGTTCTTTAGATGTGATTTGTTACGAGCTGCAACTAATCTACCATTTACCCAACTAACTGCTAATGCTTGTCCATCAGTCTTCTCTCTTGCTAATTCCAAATCACCATTCAATGCTCTTACCACAATTTGTTTTAAATCACCAAATGTAAGATTCATTTCAATATCAAATGGATGGTTCATATGTCCATAAGCCCCGCCTTCCAATAATAAAGATTCGTTTATTGATTCTTTTATTTTTCTTTTTTGCTGGATTATTTGTTGAATTTTAGAAAATATAGATTGTATATCTTTATCCAACTGCTTTTCATCTGCGCTCATTGGAGATTCGATATCAACATTAGAATAAAGTTTTTTCTTTTTAGCTATTAGAACATCTACTTTTTTAATCAAATCATGTCTTACCTTATCCAAATCTTTTACGATTTCTGATGCAGTTGCTTCGTTTACTGATTCTTTCTTTAATGAATCTATTTGTTTTTTAAGTTTGTCTATCTCAGCTCTAACTTTCATTTGCGCCGGAGATTTTGGCATCATCTTAAAAGCCTTATTATATAATACTACAAGTTCTTTTTCTAAATCTTTCAATCCTTCGTTTGTTGGATTTTCTATTTTAGCTAACTTATCATAATACTTAGGGTCTTCAAATAAATGGTCTAATGCTATTTCTTTTGCAATCTCTCTATCGGTTGTATGTTCCATTTCAACTGATATTCCTTTTTTAAATTGAGCTACCATAATATCAACACTAACACCATGCTTCTCCGCAATATCGTTTAGTGTCAATCCTTTTGCCAAACCACCGGGAATATTAGCAACTTGAACTGCTATTTCATATAAATTAGAATTATCATTACCACACTTATGACATGTATATGGATGCTCACCACCTTCGGATTTTTTCCACTCCCAATTGCATTTAGAACAGTGTACCATATCGGAATCAACATTCTCATCAATTTCTTCATACCCACTCATTCCTTTGTTGTTAAGTTTTTTACTAACCTTCTTAACATCATCAGCTTTTGGTGCTCCATTAATATATCCACCAGGCAAACTTAAACCTA